CTCAAAGGGAAGACTAGGACTTAAAGTAGCACTGGGCACAGTACGATATGCTTCTGGTGCAGTAGCACACGGCAATCCAGGTGGCGTAAACATTCGTACTCCAACCGCAACAATCGGTGTTCGCGGTACTGACTTTCTAATGTCAGTTGACGAAACAGGCAAGACAACTGTTATCCTGCTACCAAGCTGCTATGACGACAAAGATCCTACTAAGATAACAGACCAGTGTCCAGTAGGGTCTATTGAGGTATTGACTGCCGCCGGCTTAGTGCTGCTCGACAAACCATTCCAAGCGACAATGGTTGAAAACAGTTATACTCCGCCTGCACCGCCGGTCAAAGTTAACATGACGTTGAAGCAGGCCAATAACACCTTGCAGATTTCAGCACCCACTACCACTAGCGGTGAAAATCTAACAAAGATTTCAAAAAATGCGTTAAAGCTATCTCTTAATCCGGCTCAGGCTGCATCTGATAGCAACTCGGATCCAGATTCGGGCGGCGATCCATTTGAAGAAGTTGCAGCATTGATTGCAGCTAAACCTGCTACACCTGATCAACTACAGCAACTATACGTAGAAAACAACGGCGAACTGCCGAAGAAAACAATCTACACGAATGTTTCTCCTGTGTTAAATAAAAAGTTAGTTCAAATAGGATGGGCGTACTCATTATTATCACCTGACAAAGAACAAGCTGCTACAATTTGGTTGCCTAAGAACACTGAGGTACAAGTAGTAGTTTCTCAGAACGGTATAGTGGATTCATACAACTTCATGAATCAGAAATGGACCAATCAAGGTGACGGTAGACCTCAAGGAACTATTACAATTGTTCAGAACGGGGCACCACCTAAATGAGAAAGCTATTAGCTCTATTCATGTTACTGTGGTCTAGCATGTCTTATGCTACTACATTCAGTAATCTAAAGTTTGGTGCATATCAATTTAGTGATACTCAGTGGAATGTCAGTGCCTGCTTATATACTACAACTTGTCAAATCTATAGCTTGAGTGGTATAGGTACCTCTTATAATACAGGTAGCCCCTATCATTTATCTGCTGGTCAGTATATTCAGTTTTCGCCAAGTGGTAATCCAAGTTATCCGTGGACTATGATAGTCTATAACAGTAACGGAACTGTAGCTGCTAATCTAGGAAACGGCAAGTTATCAGTTCAGGGTCTAAGTACAGATAGCTCAGGTCATCATTTCTTTTTCTTCATCAACGCCAACTATAACGGCACTGTATTCAGCACTGACTATGGCTTCCCTAACAACAATGGATTCAGCTTTACCGGTACATTGAATCCCACAGCAACGCAGACTGATAGTTTTGCTAGCGGAGGGTCAACGTCTCCTCTTAGTGCTGGTCAAACATACACATCTGCTCCTACATATCCCCCTGCAACTATTACTAATACTGAGCAAGTTTATATCAATCAAAATAGTTCGTTGACGCATAATAGTATCTATATCACACAAACAGGTGGAGACTTTACTATTGTAAATATTGCACAGAACGGTGATAATAACAGTATTCGTGGTATTGGTGGTGGCACATATATTATCAATGGCGGAAGTAATACTCTTAGTGTCAAACAAGGTAGTCAAACTATACAAGGAAATAATAATCTAGTAGAAGGCTTTGTTACCGGAAACGTCAACTCAATGAATGATAGCCAACAGGGCAACAATAACTATCTGCAAACATCAATCAATGGAAGTTACAATTCACTACTCACTTTGCAAACTGGAGGTAACAAAGCATTATTTGCTAACATTACCGGCAATAACAACAATATTACTGCAAATCAACTTGATACCGGTAATCATTTCTTAGAGTTGAACATACCTACTAACGGAAACACAGTAAACGTAACTCAATCCGGATCCGCGCAAAAAATGTTTTCTCTTACGCTAAATACTTCTAATACTGGTGTCACTGTCACGCAGGATAATCCTACGACTGCGGATAGCGCATCAATGAGCATTACTTGTACTACTGGTAGTTGCACTGGATATTCATATGTAAAACATTAAGGAAAGAGCCATGAAGAAACTAACGAAATACTTATTGAGTCCCTGGATGGCTCTTCTAACATTTACATTACTTCTTGTAGTAAAACTTTCTAATCCATATCTAGTGGATGCAGTAAGACTTAAATTTTATGACTATCTGATGCTGGATAAACCAGTACATTCGGAACAGATTGTAGTTGCAAATATCGGGGAGAAAGCAATTGAGAAATATGGACAATATCCTTTCCCAAGGGAAGCGTATGCTAAAATCATCACTGACATTTATGGTAGAGGGGCTGGCCTTGTCGGCAGTACTATTCTTATGCCTGAACCTGATCGTATGGGCACTGACAGAGTACTATCGGATACATTAAAGAAGTATCCAGTTGTTCTTAGTCAGACGGTAACGTCGGATTGTTCTGCATCAAAGTCAACGCAAACGATTCGTCGGACTGGTGTTGCTGTGATTGGAGACGGGCAACCGACTGAGTTCTTACCTCAATATCCATGTGTCTTATCCAATATTTCAAGTCTTCAAGACGCTGCCGCAGGGGTAGGTATAACTTCAACTCTTCCTGAATCTGACGGTGTTGTTCGCCGTGTGCCCCTGCTTGCCCAATCAAAAGGCGAATTTTATCCTGCGTTTGGGCTTGAGTTAATTCGAGTTGCGTCAGGAGATCCTTCATACCAAGCGAAGGTAAATCAGACGGGAGTTGAGGCATTACGTGTTCCTTCTTTCAATACTATTAAAACTGATGAATATGGCAGAGTGTTTACGAACCCGAATTACGTATTTTCATCGTTTGAAGTAGGCGAGAATATTCCTCGTCTCGATGGTAAGATCGTTCTACTCGGTGTGACTGCGAACGGCGTAGCAAATCCCGTAGCAACTCCGTCTGGTGCCCAAATGCCCCATCAGCTTCAGGCCAGTCTCCTACAGACGTTGATAAATGGGGATTCGGTGTCGATTCCGAATTGGGTGAGTCTGGTTGATCTTTTGGCATTCGTAATTCTTTCGCTTGCTGTAATTGGATTGTCTAATGTAAGATATTCTATCGTCTGGATTGGTATTCTACTAGCAGGTTACGTGTACGCACCTGTATACATGTACAGTCACATCAAAATATTGTTTGATATTTCATTCAATTTCCTAGCTGCCATTCTTATTTATTTGCATGTATATAGCGTTAAATTTATTAGCGAATACTTGCAAAAGCAGCAAATCAAGAAACAGTTCGGCACTTACTTGTCACCTGATCTTGTCGCACAGCTACAGCGCCAGCCTGAACTACTGAAACTGGGCGGCACCGAACAAGAGCTATCAATCATGTTCACGGACGTTCGCGGATTCACAACAATCTCAGAACACTATGGAAAAGATGTACAAGGGCTTACTAGCATCATGAATCGCTATATGACTGCAATGACGAAAGCAATTCTTGAGAACAAAGGAACCCTTGATAAGTACATCGGTGATGCTCAAATGGCGTTCTGGAATGCACCAGTAGACAATGAGCAACACGCACTGGATGCAGTGAAAACCGCTTTCCAAATGCTTAAAGCACTAAAGGAATTCAATGATGAAATTACCAAAGAAGGAGTCCCCGCTTTTGGAATGGGTCTCGGTATTAATACTGATACTGTGGTTGTCGGTAATATGGGTAGTGATCAGCGTTTCGACTATACTTGTCTTGGTGATGGGGTCAATTTGGCATCTCGTTTGGAAGGTCAGTCAAAGCCTTACGGGGTCAAAATCGTCATCGGGCCAAAAACCGCCGAGTATGTACGGCATACATACCAAGTCGTTGAACTTGACTTACTTGCCGTCAAGGGAAAGACAGAACCTGTAAAGGTTTACACTGTTCTAGAGAAGTTTGACGAAAAAGCAGAAATTGCACATGAGAAATTCCTAAATGCTTATAGATTGGGTGCTTGGAATAGGGCACATGCTATGGCACAGGCAATGCGTGGTATCTGGGGCAAACAGCTTACTGGATATTATGATATGATGGCTGATCGCATCGAAGAAATTCAGAAGAATCCTCCAAGCCCTAAGGATTGGGATGGTGTATTTCGAGCAACTAGTAAGTGATTCGGGTAAGAAAACTATTGTTATTTCACAAGATACATGCTATTAAATACATAGGATTATAAAAAAGTAATCCTTAACAAAAGGAAATAAATGTACATGAAGAATATTATTGCAATCGCTGCACTCGCTGTAGCTGCCACTTCTACTCCGGCTTTTGCTGACTCATTCACCGGCGCCCGAGTAACTGGTTCAGCCGGTTACCAGGACATTTCTCGTGTTCCTGCAAATCGTGATTTCAACTACGGTCTTGAAGCAGGATATGATTATAAGGTTATGGGTCCAGTAACGGTAGGCGTTGAAGCCGGTATCGACAACGTGTTTGATCGCACTAATGTCAACGTAGGCGCTCGTCTCGGTTATGAAGTCAACAGTCACGCTCTTGTGTACGCAGGACTTGGTTACGCCAATCTCCGTGATTTTGGCGCTCACAACCGTCAGGGACTTCGTGCAACCGGCGGCGTTGATGTAAATGTCGCAGGTCCGTTTTCGATCGGCGCACAGTACACTCATGACGATCTTGGTTCTACTCACACGAACGGTGTTGCTGCCACTGCAACTGTTCGTTTCTAATCCAAGTTAAATAGAGTAACGGTGATAGTGGCGGAGAGATATCTCCGCCACTATTGTTTCTAGAAGGAGAATGAATGAGAATAGGTCTTACTCAAATGATTCTGGATCACAATGGAATAGCATGTGACTCGTTAGAGCATGGCTGGTATAACCTCCTAAGTGGTCATAGTATATTTGCGTTGCCTAACACTCTTCATCAGGACTTCGATCCCGTAGCAGACACATTGGATTCTGTGATCATCACAGGTGGAACTCTAAACTCTCTTAAAAAAGACACAGAACTTGCTATCATTGAAAAAATGATGCAACGCGGTAAGCCTATAGTAGGCGTATGCACTGGTGCGCTTTTGATCGCAGAAATGCTCGGAGCGACAATACAAACCATACCAAACCACAACAACATTGAACATTATGTAATGTACAATGGCGAAGCTATCAAAGTGAATAGCCATCATGGTGTTGGTATAACTAATATGAATGAAAAAGGTGAGATTCTGTGTCTGTCTGACACTGGAGAAGTGGAAGCATTCGTTCATAACAACTTGGCGGGTGTCATGTGGCATCCTCAGCGAATGACCAATCCCTGGATTCCACCTGAGATTGCATTCTTGTTACGCATTTAAGATAAATACTTTCATGTTAACAGAAGAAATCATTCATGAAGTTGCGGCAGATGAACTAGCCAAACACCTTCCTTCATTGGAAAAGCATGATTACGATACTATTGACCGATTGATGCGTGGTATTGCACAGAAGCATCAAATTACTTCGGATGCTCTTAATAAAATCTTTGTTAGAAAATATCACAAAACTCCAAATCAATGGATTGAAGACTTGAAAGATTTGGATGAGACTAGTCGAAATCCAACTGGTGACCTCGGTGAAGAAGTTAAAAAGTTCGTAGAATGGGCAGGCAGAAGATTACATATTGAACGTCTACCTAAAATTGAGCTTAGCTATGACACTGACGAGGCACAAACCAATCATCACACTGGTGGACACATGCCCGGATCTGATACAATTTGGGTTTATGCCAGCAACAGAAATCTCGTAGATATCTTACGTACAGTATTTCACGAACTGGTTCATGTTCGTCAAGACGAAATCGGAATGATCAAGCCCGGCGATTCTTATCCTGGATCACCTATCGAAGCTATGGCTGACCTATTAGCAGGTAAGTATATTAAAATATACAGTGAGAAGAATCATCATATCTTTCAGTAGTCCACCCACTACACGACTTCTTTAACCCTGATATCATATTAGTTAGGTTACTCTGCTGTAAATTATACTTTTCTCTAAGTTCGTATCTTGTACAAGTTTCTACCTTGCCACTAACATGATAAAAGGTATGAATAGTGGTATTTCTCTTTGCTGGATACTTTGTTCCGACTAGACCTTTATTCCATGGAATGTTGCCTTCTCTGAATACGTTCTTCATATTTGCTTTGTGTTTTTCTGATTTAGGTTTGCCTTTAGCCGCGATGCTTTGATTGTTTTTCCACTCAGTAGTTCTAACCACTCCGTCTAAACCCTCGCCACCATCTGTTTTGTTACGTAGGATTCCGGTACCGTTGTCCTTACGACCATACCACCGTATCATTCGTCTCTCTAGCGCAAATGCACCTATAGCAGTCAGATTGGTTTCTAGCATAACAATGCGTTCTGCTGGGGGTGTGGCGATGCCTTTGAAATAGTTATTATTTGGTGATTTGTAGCGATGAGCTACCCAAGCTCTGTTTCCGGTACCCTTACCTATATAATAGGGGCTGCCGTCTTTTCTGAGGTAGGCATACACATAATAAATAGTCATAGCTGATGCTCCTTTGAAGCGTTAGAGCGGGTAGATGTTGGTATCATCGTGATCCGCAACTTTATTTAGTCCGAATCTTCCAATAAACGGTACACAGAAACATTGACTTCTTTACGTTTTTTGTTATAATAACTAGACTATAGAAGGAGTAAACATGTCACGTAATTTTAATTCCGAAGCTAAGGTTAAGCTAACTCAACTTATTAATGAAGGTATCAGTGTTCTACAGGAAGTAGAAACACTCAATGAAGGTCTTAACGATACTGTTAAGGCAATTGCAGAAGAACTTGAAATCAAGCCATCTATTCTTAAGAAGGCAATCAAGATCGCTTACAAATCTCGTTTGAACGAAACCAACGAAGAAAACGAAGAACTCAACACTATTTTGGAAACAGTCGGTAAAACTAATTAATGTCATACGTTGACGCTGTTCATGACATCAAAAATGATAAAATCCATGTCGTAGAGCGCACACCTGAGGGTACTCGGGCTTATAGAGAATTTGCAGCAAACTATGTTCTCTATTATCCCGACCCGAAGGGAAAGCATCGTTCTATCTTTGGTCATCCTTTGTCTCGTTTCTCTACACGCAAACGTGCAGAGTTCGAGCAGGAGCGTAGGTTCCATAAGAATATTCTTTTTGAGAGTGATGTTAACGTAACATTCAGGTGCTTGTCTGACAACTATCTAGGAGTTGAACCTCCTAAGTTGCACACATGCTTTTTCGATATCGAAGTAGACTTTGATCCTGAAAAGGGTTTCAGTCCAACTGACGATCCATTCAATCCAGTGACTGCAATCACATGCTACTTGGATTGGCTAGATCAACTAGTGACACTTGCGATTCCGCCAAAGCACATGAGCGATGAAACCGCACTAGAACTGGTCAAGGATTTCCCGAACACATTTCTGTTTCGCTCTGAAATCGAAATGTTTGAGACATTTTTTGATTTGATCGAAGATGCAGACGTTCTAACAGGTTGGAACTCAGAGGGATACGATATTCCCTACTGCGTAAATCGTGTAACTCGTATCATGTCTAAAGACGACACGAGACGTTTTTGCTTGCTTGGTCAACTTCCGAAAGTTCGTACATATGAACGATTCGGTAAGGAAGAACAAACTTACGATCTAGTAGGTCGTATTCACATGGACTATCTGCAACTCTATAAGAAGTACAACTACGAATCTCGCCATAGTTATTCTCTTGATGCTATCGGTGAAATGGAAGTGAACGAGCGCAAGACTCAGTATGAAGGTTCGCTCGACCAGTTGTATAACAAAGACTTCAAAAAGTTCATAGAGTACAACAGACAAGATACTATGCTTATGGTGAAGATTCATCGTAAGACGAAGTTCCTTGATCTAGCAAACGCTCTAGCGCACGAAAACAGTGTATTGCTTCCGACTGTTATGGGTTCGGTGGCGATGATCGAAATGGCGATCTACAACGAAGCACATGCTCGTGGCTTCATCGTTCCTGACAAGAAACGCAGAGATATTCCAGAGTTCGATCCTCCGGCGGCAGGTGCATTCGTTGCGAATCCACAAGTCGGAATGCATGAATGGGTTGGTGCAGTCGATATTAACTCGCTGTATCCATCTGACATTCGTGCATTGAATATGTCTCCTGAAACTATCGTAGCACAGGTTCGACAAACTCTTACAGACCAGTATCTTTATGAAAAGAGTCAGCGTCTTGCAAGAGAAAAGAAGAACAAGAAGCACAAAGACGATGAAGAAGGTGTAATGGGAGCTATTCTCTGGGAAGGTCTCTTTGGATCCCTAGAATATACCGCTATTATGAATCAAGAGCGTGGAACTTTGCTATGGGTAGACTATGAAGATGGTCGATCCGTACAAATGTCTGCTGCTGAAATCTGGAAGATGGTTTATGATAGCAATAGGCCATTGATTCTATCTGCTAACGGCACAATCTTTACTTACGAGAAAGAAGGTGTCATTCCCGGTCTGCTGTCTCGTTGGTATTCAGAACGTAAAGCAACTCAGAAGCAAGCCAAAGAAGCAAAATCTTCTGGTGATATGGTGATGTTTGAGTATTACGATAAGCGTCAGCTTGTTCGTAAGATTCTTCTCAACTCTGCATACGGCGCACTTTTGAATGAACACTGCCGATTCTACGATAAACGCATTGGTCAGTCAGTTACTTTGTCTGGTCGTCAAATTGTTCGTCACATGATGAGCCAGATCAATGAACTGATCGAGGGTAACTATACTCACGAGGGCAAGTCCATTGTCTATGGTGACACTGACTCTTGCTATTTCACTGCATATCCTATGCTCAAGAATCAAATTGACACGGGTGACGTAGAATGGAACAAAGACTTGTGTGTTGCACTGTATGACAATATCGCAGAGCAGACCAATGATAGTTTCCCTGCTTTCATGGAAAAGGCATTCCATTGCCCAAGAAAGAACGGCATGGTTATTAAAGCTGGTCGTGAATTGATCGGTGATCGCGCCATCTTTATCACTAAGAAGAGATATGCTATCAACATCTTTGATATGGAAGGTGATCGTTATGACTTGATCACTGACCCAGAAGAAGCTAAAAAGAAGGGCGTAAACATCGGGTACGGTAAGGTCAAGGCTATGGGTCTTGATCTTAAGAGAGCAGATACTCCGAAGTATGTTCAAGAATTTCTTATGGGTGTGCTTTGCATGGTAATTCAGCAAGGTAACACTAGAACAGAAGTTATTGAAAAGATCAAGGAGTTTAAGAATTATCTCTCTGAGCAGGATAGCTGGACTAAGGGTTCTCCTAAGTCGGTCAACAATCTAACGAACCACACTATCAAATTCGAGAAGACAGGTAAGTGTTCAGTTGGTCACGCAAGAGCAGCCATTAACTACAACTATTTACGTAAGCTAAATGGTGATCAGTACAGTCAACGAATCGTTGATGGTATGAAGGTTGTGGTATGCGCTTTGAAAGCCAATCCACTTGGGTTCACTTCTGTTGCATATCCAACAGATGAACTTCGATTACCAAAATGGTTTCTTGAACTACCATTTGACGACAAAGAAATGGAACGTAAACTAGTAGATGAAAAGATCGAAAACTTGTTGGGAGTTCTTAAATGGGACCTTCGTCTCGACACTGATACTAATAGTACATTCAGTGACTTGTTCAGTTTCGGTTAACTACTTCATTGACTTACGCAATGAATTCCTATACTATTCAATACATAAACCCCTAAATATCATAAAGGAAACACAATGAAAGATTATTTACTTGACATAATCCAACACACTCATGGCTTGGGTGTAATCGACCTAGTAAAGGTAGTTGGAACTGACTCGGAAACGCTCGTTAGCGCATCTTCCGAAGACAGAACTCTCGTCGCATACGGGACGCTTAAGTCTCCTGTTGCTGACTTCATCGGTACGTTCGGTATGCCTAACTTGTCAAAGTTGAAGACTATCGTTAATTTTGATGACTACGACGATGATGCCATCATCAATGTGACTCGCGGAACTAATGCTGATCCCGAAGCCCCAGCCGCTATCCACTTTCAGACCAAGACGGGAGACTTCGTTAACGACTATCGCTTGATGAGTGAAACTACGGTCAATGATCGCGTCAAGACTATTACCTTTAAGGGTGCTACTTGGAACGTAGAGTTTGAACCTAGTATTGCTGGTATTCTTCGTTTGAAGAAGCAGGCACAGGCTAACAGTGAAGAACTTTACTTCAAGACTAAGACTGAAGGTTCTGACTTGAAGATTTACTTCGGTGACCACTCAACACACTCTGGTAACTTTGTGTTTCAGTCTGATGTAAGCGGTGTGATTGATAAGCCTTGGAACTGGCCCGTTAAGGTCTTCCTCGCAATCATGGATCTACCGGGTGAAAAGACTATTCGTATCGCAAATGCTGGTGCTACTGAAATCGTAGTTGACAGCGGTCTTGCTGTATGGCGTTATCTCTTGCCCGCACAGGCTAAGTAAAAATGCTTAAGACGATCAACGGTGGTAGTCGGTATATTATGGTCAACGGTGGAATGCCTTCACCAACATATACTAATAACAGTTCAGGACTGGGCGCTGGAAACATTAGATGGAACTCCAGCACTCAAGCTATGGAAGTCTATGATGGTTATACCTGGATGCAGATTAACACTAGCCATGCTAGTGTTGGTCTAACTCCTGATGCTGAAAATGCAATTTCTTGGGCTATCAAGAAGGAGCACGAAGAAGTAGAACTTGAAAGACTTGCAAAGACTAACCCTACTATTGCTGATCTTTTAAATCAAAAGAAAGATTTGGATCAAAAGATCAAAATGGTACAAATCTTAACTAAAGAAGAATCTAAAATTGGAACAAATTAATCTCTCAGCATCACATGACCCAGACTGGGCGTTGTTTTTGCCAGCAGTCTCCTCTTTCTTCATTGCAGGCTTAGGCAAGCAACGTGAAGGTGAAAACTATTTTGACCCAGCGAGAATCCCTGCTGCTTTCAACGGTGATGTTGAGAAGTTAAACTTCCTTAATGAGAAGGAAGGCTTGTATACGTACAAGTGGGGACTATATTCTGCGGGTCATGCGAATCTAGACATTACTAAGGATGACAATAACGAATCTATCATCCGCAAACGAGATAGGCAGAACACTTTTTTGTTAGGTGACTCGGGTGGATTCCAGATTCTTAAGTGTCAGTGGCCCGCAGACTGGAAAGACCCTAACTGTCCTCGTGCAATGAAGAAGCGACAGCAAGTTCTTACTTGGATGGACGAGTACATGGACTATGGCATGTGCCTTGATATCCCATCACAGTCATTGACGACTTATCATATCAAGGACAAGAAGACCGGCAAGTCTGCACATGGTATCAAGACTATCGAAGATGCTATTGTAGCAACGCATATCAACAATGAATACTTCATCGCAAATCGTGATGGTCGTTGTAAGTTCCTGAACGTGTTGCAGGGACGTAATCATAAGCAGTCTGATGACTGGTATGAGGAAATGAAAAAGTATTGCGATACCGGTATCTACGGTGACAAAGCGTTTAATGGTTGGGCATTCGGTGGTCAGAACAAGATTGATATTCACTTGATGCTAAAGCGTCTGGTCGGCATCATTCATGATGGATATCTTGAAGAGGGTAAGCACGATCTTATTCACTGTCTTGGTACTTCTATCATGGAATATGCAGTCCTCTTTACTGACATTCAGAGAGCTATTCGCAAATATCACAATCCGAAGTTGCAGATTACTTTTGACTGTGCTTCTCCGTTCTTTGCTGCTGCAAAGGGTCTTGCTTACAACAACAATACATTTGAGCATAACACCAAATGGGCATACTCTATGGAGAAGACTGCGGAAAACAAGAAGTATGCAACTGATACTCGCAAGTTCAGTGACGGTGTTCTAGCTGATGGCATTCATAAGCTATTCACTGATAGCCCTGTCACTGACATGATGGTGATGAAGGACCTGTGCTATCGTGGACAGGGGTTCATCGGACAGCACGGTAAGGAAACGAAGACTTCTTGGGATACTCTCAGCTACACTTTGATTCAGGCACATAATGTCTATCAGCACATGTCTGCTGTTCAGGAAGCAAATCGTAGATACGCAAAAGGAATCAAGCCTAAGATGGTAATGGATCCCTTAGGTCATCTACAATTTGCAGATATCGTTGATGAGATTTTCTCACTTAAGGATCGTGAAAAAAGCTTAGCTATGATTGACCACTATGACAAGTTCTGGCAGCAGATGAAGGCTGGGCAGGGTTTTTCTGGAGCTAAAACTGTAAATGCTCACACTATGTTCAATGCATTATTTGATGTAGATGAAACTGTAGTTGAGGAAGATCCTGAAATTGATGAAATCATTGAGGATAGCGATGATGCCATCGCAGAAGTTCTTGATTGACCAAATCAATTGTAATTAATCACACATTATGATATAGTGAAAGAACAATGACAGAAGAAAATATTCAACATGAAATAGCACAAGGCGACAAGCGTGTGCGTGTTAAGAACAGAGCAAAGCGCATGATCTGGGTGGCCTTCCAGCGAGAAGGAATTCACATGTATCCAGGCGCTGACACGAATCCGGAACTGGCTACTGGTGATAAGTATGATGTCAGTTTCTTAGGATATCCCCATCGTCACATCTTTCATTTTAAGGTGGGGATTCAAGTAGAACACAACGACCGTGACATTGAGTTTATTCAGTTCAAGCGATGGCTAGAGAATAGCTTTCGTGACGGAGTGATGCAGCTTGATCATAAGTCTTGTGAAATGATTTGCGATGATCTTTATGAATACATTGCAACTCGTTACCCCGAACGTGACATTGAAATCACTGTTTCAGAAGACGGTGAAAACGGTGCCACAATTTACTACAACACAACACAACCCTATCAACAAATAGTCCTATAAGGAATTTTATGTCTAAGAATACTACTAAGTCTAATCCTAACATCAATCAAATCTTTGATGATCTTGATAAGTATCGTGATTTCTGTAGCACATATGGCTACCGCTTTGACGAAGCTGAACTTTACAGTAGCAAGAGCTACACTTATCGTCAGTTCCAGAAGTTCGTTGCGGGCAAGCCTGTAAAGAATCAGTGGGAAATTGACTACACTAAGTGGAAAGAACAGGGCCGCTGATCATATATTAGTGCGGAATAAATGTCTTATCCATCCTGCGAACAGTAACTTTAGAACGAGCTAAGTAGCCTCCCTTATAAGCAATTGAATTGCGTACGGTATCCCAATCTTTTCGGTTTAACCGACGAAGCACATTAATTTTTCCCTTAATGTATTCTATGGTCCCATCGTCAAATTTGAGTTCATAGTACCACATTGCATTTAATTTCATGGTTTCGGACTTGGGCTTGCCCTTTCGGACAGTAGACATTTTCGTTCTAGTTTTCAACGTCGCCGGGGAGGTATTGCAGAAATTTTTGCCACCATTATGCTTATTAAGCCAGTCCGGACTGTCTTTTGCATTAATTTTATGCAAAACCTTACATTCCCAAGCCAAACAATGGGCAATCGAGTTAAATATCTGCCTAATTTCAAATGAGAATGAAGTGGTGCCATCCTGCTTTATCAAGTCTTGGATAGTATCCGACGAAGTAAAATACGATTTCCATAGATCATCGGGTACGCATCCTTTCTTGTACCTTGCCCCGTAATACCGTTTTCCGGAGGGAAGATGAGTTATTACGTATGTAAATGGAGTTCGGTCGGTAGCGGTATAATAAATAGTCATAGCTGATTGCTCCTTCTAAGCGTTAGAGTAGTTGGGGATTCCAGTCCCGTGAACTACACTTTTATTTATCCCAATCTGATTGACACCTGACCAAATATAGTGTAAGATTATTATCTTAAAGGAGTTACGCACTAATGAGAACCTTATGGTATTGTGGATTGGAACCTTACGTAGGCCGCTACACCTTACAATTACAAGAGTGGAACGAAAGAATATTCAAGCGGCGGGGAATTAATTACCGAATAGTACACGGTGATATGCTAGATGATGCGAAAGCTATTGTCACTGGGCAAGTACTTGATGCCCACGGAAGATCGTACTATTCGTTAACCCAGATGGCTAACTTAGTTAAACTGATGCGAGAAGGAAAGATTACTTCAGAGGATGTGATTTATTTCGAGGACCTTTTCACGCCGGGCTTTGAAAGTCTTCCATACATCATTGACCAGCTTCCTGAACATATGTGGCCCCGTATCTATGTTCGTTGTCTCGCGCAGACGGTTGACCCCGATGACTTTGTTCATGTGTGGGGAATGGATCGCTGGATGAGAGCGTATGAGCAAATGGTATGTTCTAGTGTATCGGGCGTTCTTGCAACTAACGAAGAAATGGTTGCACACATGAAGGTTGCAGGATGGGACGTTCCTATCTACAATATCAGTGGACTCGCATTTGGCAAGGACGAAGTAATTGAGAGGGTAGACAACTACATTACTCCGTTTAGTTCAAGAAGGTTTCGTGTTGTATTCAGCGCCCGCTGGGATCAAGAGAAGCAACCTGACTTCTACATGGATTTAATTGATGCATGGCATGAACGTTATCCTAGCAAGGAGGTTGAGTTTGTTGTTTGCAGTGGCGGCGAACTAAAGAGCAACAACGATAGCTACATGGCTCGTACTCGCAAGATGGTTGAAGATAGCAAGTTGACCGTGTATGATAATCTCGACAAGAACAAGTATTATGAGATTGTCAACAACAGTCGCGTAGTGTTCAACTGTGCATTGCAAGATTGGGTATCTAATACTGTAAGTGAAGCTGATGCACTTGGTTGCAATGTTCTATATCCTGCATATCGTAGCTTCCCTGAAACATTTGCAAATGACCATGAGCGCATGTATATCCCTTGGTCTATTGATGATGCTATTGCTAAGCTAGATGTATTATTGAAGCAGCCACATCCTAATATGGGCAACATCAGCGATTGGACTGATGGCACAATTGATCGCATCTGTGACATTCTTGAAGGCAAGGGTGAGCAGTGGCGCCGCGATT